AAGAAACCCGACATATTGGAATTTGCTGAGAATAAGTGGGGTAAGATTTTCCCCGAACAGGATTTCGCTGACGCAGCGTGTATAGCTTTATGGGCTAAGGAGACAGAATTAGATGACAATGCATAACCAACAGCGCTCAACCTTTTACCTCAATCGTGGGGGCAAAACACTAAAAACCACCAAGGAATATAAATCTACCCTTCCTGAAGGTATGACAGAGGAAAACTTGAGAGAAGCTTATGGGAAAGTGGTGTGGTGTAAATTTAGTGCCTGTAAATACAATAGTCAAATAGAAGGTGTACAACGAACTACTAACGATATTAGAAACAGCCCTTCTTTTAAGCCTATAAGTGAACAGTCACATATTTGGGATGCTATTTGTGTACGAAATGAAATAGCCTTAGACTTTAAAATTATCACATCTAATAATGTAAAACATAAAATACCCGCATGTTATGTAGCTTCTTCGGATTCCAGCAATAAAATGGATTGGGCTAAGTTGCTACAATCTGACGGCACCCCTTATGGCGGAAGTTTAGAGTCGCAGAATCCTGAACACGCCGCATTCTCTACTGGGGGATGGGGGAGTTGGGACTCTCCTGACGATCAGGGATCGTATGATGGGGACCAACCAGAGGCTCCTCTCGATGCTGGCGGGAGTGGACTGTTCAATGCCTAGACAAGCACCCCTAGCGGTACGCACCCATGCATTCAAATTATATTCTCAAGGAATGCCCGTTTCCAAAATTGTAACTGGGTTAGGAAAGAAGTTTCCGAATGAACCAATATCCGCCCCAACTGTATATAGTTGGAAGCGGAGATACAATTGGGCAGAACGTAAGGATAACGTAGAAGAAAAGGCTCTGGCTAAGGTAGAGGAGTCTCAAGTTTCTCAGTTAGCTAAAGATGATATAGAACAAAGAAGAATATATGATCGAGTTACTAAAAAGGCTATTGACGAGTTAGAAAATCTAACTTTCCAACGCCCCGGAGATGCTGTAAAAGCTGTTGATATAGGTATTCAAGGTTCCAGAGGAATAGCCAGAGGGCTAGTAAACATTTCGTTTGTAGAGGAAGTATTAGGTATCTTAGCTGAAGAAATACACGACGAAGACACTCGTATGCGACTGTCTATTCGGTTGGGGGCGTTGATGCAAAAGACTACGGATGACAACTAAGAAGAAAGACGTAACCTCTTATGAAGATGCGTTCGCTCTCTTATCCAGAGGCCTGAAAACTACATCTACCATTAAGGTTGGTGGTATGTGGGATTTTGTAAGAGATATATGGTCTCTTAGTTTTGACCAGCCCAGATTATTTGATGCGTGGCATGTAGGTAAAATGTGTGATGATGTGGAACGGGCTGTAGAAGAGAAACTAAATTATGTAAGTATCATACCCAGAACCCACTTTAAATCTACCATTATTGGCCACGCCTTTCCTATTTGGAGAGCCTTGAAGATGGATAGAGATGTTAACTTCCTGTATCTATCCTATAGTGATACAATGGCTAAGTATCATGTCGGTGAACTTATAAAGGAAGTAGATCGTAATCCTATTCTAAATCAGTGGATGGCTAATAAAAATACTAGTTCAGACTATACCTTTAGATATTCTATTAATGATGATTACATAGTAGAAATTATTCGTGGTGGAGTATTTTCTTTTAAACGTGGGTTGCACGTAAATGGTGGGATGATAGCAGATGACATTCTTAGAGACCCTGATTCAGGGTTGAACTTAACTAACCTAGCAAAAGTAGAAAACCAGTTTCTTACTGAGGCTATTTTCATACCTAACCCCGGAGTGCCCACAGTTGTTGTAGGAACCCCACAGACCCCCTCTGACCTTCTATCGGTACTGGAAAACGATGAACGCTTCTTCCAGCGACGTCTGCCCGCCCTAGACCCAGAACCTGACCGTAGGGTATTATTCCCCGAACGTTATACGGAAGCAGATTTGCTACAAATTCAACGCGCCAAGCCCAAAGCGTTTGATTCAGAATTTCTGCTAAAACCAGCGTTTAGTGACGAGGCGTACTTTGATGCTCAAGACATATTGTCTTGTGAAGATGGTAATCTAGAAAACCATACCGCCGAAGAGCCTTTTTATAAGAAGCCGGGGTCTAGGCTATACGCTGGGTGTGACGTGGGCAAAAAACGCAACCCTACCCACATTGTAATTTTTCAGGAATACAATGGAGTTATAACTCAAGTACATCAATCATGGCTTGATAATTGGGAATTTACCGCCCAAGTAAAATATTTAAATTCTTTAGTGGACAATTTTGATTTAGACTATGCTTTTTACGATAACACTCGTGGGGAGCTAGAAGATAGAGGCCTTAACAATAAGTGGTATCCCATGCACTTCTCGCTAAAGTCTAAAAATGAAATGGCACAAATATTCGAGGAATACGTTCATTCTGGTAAATTACGTCTGTTACGTGATGAACGTCAACGTTCTCAGGTACTTGCAGTAAACAATGAACTAAAGGCCCCTGATACCGTAGAAGGACACGGGGACGCCTTTTTCTCTATTGCAATGGCTCTACGGGCAGTGTATGATAGTAGGTCTATGGGGTTTACTAACATAGGAAATGTTCTGGATTGGATGGAGGATATAGATGGTTCCAAGCAGCCCACTACCCACTCTTTAGATGTAGCAGTAAATGACAAAGAAACTGACCTTTTCAAGGTGGTAGAACAGAAAGAGAACGAGTATAATAAAGGTATCCCTAAAGATGAAATACGATTAAAAGGCCCCAATCCTGCGTGTCAGGAAGACCTATGTATCCCAAAGATGTGGGTACGAAATAATCGTCTGTGTTTACAATGTGGTTCACGAAAAGAAGAATGAAAGCGGAGGCTCAAATACATGGCTGATCTTACCCCCCAAGCCGAAATAATTGCAAAAAAACGATATTACTTAAAAGATAAAACGGGGGAGACAGTTGAGAATTCCATTGACATGTTCAAACGTGTTGCGAAAGCCGTAGGTTCGGTAGAACAAATGTATGAAAAGTCGAAAGCTGAAACCCAACTCATTACCGACCAGTTTTTTGAAATGATGGATAATCTAAAATTTGTTCCCAACTCTCCCACTATAATGAATGCTGGAACTCATCAAGGGACTCTTTCCGCTTGTTTTGTACTTCCAATGGAAGACACCATGGAAGGAATTATGAAAGGTGCGACTGACGCAGCCATGGTTCAAAAATTTGGTGGGGGCACAGGGTTTTCCTTATCTAAGCTACGACCAAAGGGCGCTAACATTGCGTCAACACATGGGAGGGCTTGTGGTCCGATTGAAGTGTTAAAAACGTTGAGCCGTGTATCATCAATGATCACTCAAGGGGGGAAAAGGGATGGAGCAAACATGGCTGTTTTGGATGTTCACCATCCTGATATTCTTGAGTTTATATCCTGTAAGTCAGAAGAAGGTAATATACATAACTTTAATATCTCTGTTGGGGTAGATACCGCCTTCATGCAAGCCGTTGCTGCGGAAGTCCATTACCCGTTAATTGACCCGCATACCCAGACAGTTGTAGGGGAACATAATGCTCGTACTGTCTTTAATAAGATTATTGAAGGAGCGTGGGAAAACGGGGAACCGGGAATGGTATTTTTAGACCGTATAAATCGTGATAATAAAGTTAGCGATCAATATGGCGATATGATAGCAACTAACCCTTGTGGAGAGCAACCCTTGTTGGGAAATGAGTCTTGTAATTTAGGGTCTATTAACTTAGCACAATTCTATATTCCTACAGATAGTACAAGTTGGCAGGACTTATTAGATTGGAATGAACTATCTTCTGTAGTCAAGTTGTCCACCAGATTCCTAGATAATATTATTGACGCGAATTATTACGCTACCACCGAAATAGAACAGATGACTAAATCAACTAGAAAGATTGGTTTAGGAGTTATGGGTTTTGCTGACTTACTTATTAAATTGAAAATAGGATACAATACGAAGAGCGGTCGGGAAGTGGGAGCGACTGTTATGAAATACATCCAAAGAATAGCAGATGACACTTCCGTAGAATTAGCACAGGAACGTGGAGTTTTTCCTGCGTGGGATCGCAGCGATTACGCCAAAGAAAATGGCC